CATTAACATTATACCGTCAGCATCCTGCCTATCTTCAAAGATCTTCTTTGCTGCTCCTGCTGCTATTGTTTCCCACCACTCTAATAGCTCCGGCACCCCTGCTTCATTTGGCACCAATGGGTCTACAGTGCCAAGTAAAACTTGAGATGGCCCCCTATATCCGACAATTTCCACAGTATAACCTTTATCCGGAACTGGCCTAAGTGTGATCTGGTTTTGCCAGAATAGGACAGCTTGAGGTATAGCAGGATTTGAAGGGTTATAAGCTATATTAATCGCCTCCCCCGATGGGATAAGAGCCGAGAACCTTAAGCTAGAAATAATCCCAGTTTGATAGTCAATTGTTCCCGATGTGTCATCTACATCCCCAATTAAGGTGCCATCTCCATCATCCGTTACATTGAGCGTGCCTGATGCCGTATTTGCCGAGATAAGCATGTTTTGCACTCTTGCAGGATTCGGCTCGCTAAATGAGGCTGGGTAAGTTCCTGTGGCAAACTCAGTGGTTATTGATGTCTGGGTGTCCGCCATTGGGTTATTATTGGTGCTACGGATGATTGGTGTATCTTGAGCAGTACCAGAGTAAGGGCCTTTTCCTCCATCCCCTGTATCAAACTGTTCTCTATGTTGCCAGTTGAAGAAAAGGGAATAGAAAGGCCACGGAGTGTTGTAAAGAGGGACAATCCTCTTATCAACATAAGCCGGTGCTTCTAGCGTTTCATAATGCTCAAAATCAAAAGGATATGTATCTACATTTTGTATTGTATTGATTGTGAATGTGTTCTTTAGCTGCAAACTTCTGAACGCCGAAGGGAAGTCGTAAAGATAAAAGGAATTGATATAGTCAATGATATCAGAATCTTTTAACTGCAGGGAATTACCTGAGCCCGTAAGCTTCCTGATCTTTGTTATGATGTCTGCTAAAGTTGCTACACTCATATTTATACTTTCCTGTTATCAAATGCGTCTTCAATTACTATCTGTGGTGGATTGGCCCCAACAATCTTTCCTGAACAACACGGAACACATGTAGGTGGTGTTGTCCCTTCTGAATCTAATACGGAATAATCGAAGGCATCCCAATCTAAGGTGTCAATATCTACTGTAATCGTGTCTGATGTCGTAGATAATACATTGCCCCTCAGGTTATTTATTTGAAACATACCAAAATCAGGAGTTACTCTAAAGGAAACGATTTCACCCACAATAAAATCATGGTCGGCTGTAAATGTAGCTACCGCGCTCTGAGCATTAGTAATAGCGTTTATAAATGCCTTTTGTGGGAAAATTCGATTCGTTACCATCTTACAGGAAGTCCACAGGGGTAAATCTTACTCTTGATGATGTTGTATAGGTAGATGGAGAGTTTCCTCTTGTCGGTAGTTCATTCCCCTGTTCGTTACTAGTCGCATTGCCAAAGTGACGAATCTTTTTAATGGTGTTGTTTAGGTGTTTAACTAATCCCATTCCAATCTCACACACTTCACCATGCATAAACTTGTATGTTACGAGCATGTCTTCTGGAAAAATTCGATAGTTAAACTCTAAAAATCCACCATTGGCATCTAAGAACTCAAACTTGCCCTTAACCATCTTAGAATGCTCTTTCCTAGCTTTTTTCATGAGATCATCTCTCACATCTTTCGATACACTTCTTTGTGTACTTCTTACAATTTCTTTAATTTCCATTTTCTATCCTATTTTATTAAAGAGGGGGAAAGCCCCCCTCTTATTGATTACACTACTAAACGGTATGACTGTTGGAATACAAAGCTTCCCAATCATAAACCGCACTTGTGCTTGTAACAACATTAGTTCCGCAACGCATCACGAATCTATTGCGATTATCAAACGCAGCGTTTACCGGTACTCCTGGAGGATTAGCACCAACTTCTGGGCCTGCTCCTGATGGGAGTAACATTGCCGGACTAACACCTGCCGCGTAAACAGCGGATGTAGGTGGTAAGAATGCTGAGAATCCTGAACTATCAAGATCAGTAGTCACAGTATAAGTACCCACAGACAATACAGTAGCAACAAGGTTGTTAGCTTCAAACATCCCGTAGTCAGTAGGCACTCGGAAAGCAACCTTTTCACCAACGGTAAAGTCATGAGCAACAGACATTGAAACGACAGCATTGACCGCCTGAGTAATCCCTACAGCTCCAGCAAGAGGCACAATGAACCTATTGCGTGGATAGAATCTGCTTGGAATAATCAAGCGAACGTTACCGGCTGAACCAACAGCGGCATAGTTCTGTGAATCCAGATTAAGCGTAATGCTTGTGTTAACAGATACCGCTGTCACTTCAAGATCAAAACCTGATGTTTGAAGTTGAGCCGTTGTGTTATCCAAACGCACCACACTTCCCACCTGAATAAACCCTGTGTCAGCCATCGTTACGACTGCTGGGTTAGCAAGTGAGATGTTTGTTTGAGCAAGTGCTGCAAACGTTGGAGGGTTTGAACTATCAATAAAGCGGAAACCGTTTGTAGTTCCTGCTTCAGTGGACAAAGTCCCAGTAGTATTTGCTTGATCCAATGATTGAAATGCCTCTTCAGCCATTCCTCTCAGGTGTTGACTTTCAACGGATGTTTCCGCTGCATCATCACCCCAAGCAGTTCTGTTTCTTAAGACGAACTTATCAGGTCGTCCATGTGGCAATACTACATCTTGGAAAGCTGCCGCTGCCGCTGATGTAAAAGAACCACTATCTCTATAATCAAAAGTCATAGTAATTCTCCTTTATAATGCCAATAGGCCGGTTGATCTTAAGTTCTGCACCCATAAATCTTGGGTAATGCACTGTCCTTGGTAAAAGGAACATCCTGCTGTATGCCGGAGCATGCATGGATCGTTGTTATAGCCAGGTGGTAGATAAATAAACTTAGCTTTACCTCCTGCCTGCCATACAACTTTGTAGCCCTCTTTAGCCACGATAAAGTTATTCGCAATATCGTTTCCAAGTAGGGAAGCATTGGCTGTAATGGAACCCTGTGAGGAAACAAAGAACCGAACGTTATTGATTCCACCCCATTCGCTGGAAAGGGTTTTGTCAATATTCGCATATCTAAATTTCCTAATAAAATCACCCATGTTATTAAGCACAGGGATCATACGTGTGTGGCACATGGCACCGTAGGAGTCACCAATTGGTGATGTTCCTATTTTGTCCTGTCCACCAATCATGCCGGTGATATATTCACCGTCATTACCTTGCAAAATTGCAACGATGTCATCAACATCGCTAACTTCCATTTCTGTAGGTAAATCCTTTCTGTTACTTTTGTGACCTAGTGGAAACTAGGCGGGCTAATCATCTCCGCTAGCCTCTGTATGTCTCCATACAGTTCAGAGCACCGCATCACTACCAACTTTTTAAAATAGATTTATTTTTTCTTAACTCTATTTTTTTGGTAATGTCTTCTCGCTTGCTACGTTCACGGTGATGCATTTTAAAAATTAATTCGACAAACTCTTTGACAGTCCTTTTAGAAAACGTTACGCTTTTAAAAGATTTTATTATCATCTCTAATTCATCTCTGTCTACTTTAATTTTTTCCATACATCTTCCGCCCTGTTGTCCTTCTAAGCTGCCTTAGTTAGGAGTTCCAAGTCAATCAGAGAAGATTTTAAAACGGCAATTTCTGGTCTACCGTTTGCACCGCCAACGCAATTTATAATTGAAGCTGTCATTTTCTGTTACTTTTAAGACCTAGTTTCCTAGGCGGGAAGGCTCTTCATCCCTCCTCTCACCCTTTACAGGTGAGTTCAGACTGTCGCATCCGCTTTCGCGGCCTTCTCACTCAGTCGTTCACGCTGCAAGAACAAATTGTTCAGCTTGCGCCCTGTCACCATAGCTTACGCCGTAGGCTTCCAAGTCAATCAGAGAAGGTTTAGAGAGGCCACACATTCTAGCCTCGAGGTTATCGCGTTGTAGAATATCCTGGGTTTCCCTTAAAGCCTGTCCTAATCTTGCAGATGCGGAATTAAGTACAGGGTCTTCATTGGTGATCGTAACCTGCTTAGTAAGAACTATATAGGTCGCGTACACTCGAACTCTGCAATCGACATCTACTCGGTTTAGTTGCTGTGAGGGAGGGTTAAGTTGGGCATCATCTAAAGGCACTGGAAAAAGATCTAAACGATCGTATCGAGATTGCCTGTCAATAAAGCCTTGATTGTCTGGAAGCTCCACGGGAGTAGCAAACAGGTTATGAATGTTATTCCGTTCAGGAGTAGACAACAATTTAGCATTGTACCGCTGTTGTATCTGCGGTGGCAATGACGCAATTGAGACTGTCATAACTACCTCGGTTAAAATTAATAACCAGAGCCTTGCGATGCGAATCCCATCATTTCTTCATAAAGAGCGGTTTTCTCAGCTTCAGTTGCCTTGAAAGCTTGTGCCATGGGTCGCTTATCATAAGCTTGAGGAGACTGAACTATCTTTTCATTCTTCTCAATCTTCTTTTGCACTTCCTTGGCATGTCGGCTCTCGGGAACTGAACCCGTAATACCTGACTTCTTTATGTACTTATATGAAGCTAACCCAATTTTGTATGGGTCTTTTAGGTCTGCAATCGTTTTGGCTAATTCTGGTTCTTGTTCTTCTAATAAGGCAATCGAATCAGGGTTAACAATTTCGGAGAAGTCATCATATTTAGATTGAAGTATTGAGATGAAATTTAAATCGTCTTGCTCTTTTTTTGCTTTATTAAACTCTTCCCTGGCGATAACTCTCGCATCATTGCGAGCCATCTTTCGGGATTGTCCTTTAGTTAGAAATTCCTCTTCAGGAATCCCATCAAATTCATCCACTACAGGAGGTGCCTCTTGTACTGGAATTCTTTGAGCAGCTAAGAGCTTTTCAATTATCTCATCTTGAGCCTTCGCTCTAATATCAGATTCTCTTTGTTTCCTCCTACTCTCTTTCCAGTTTCTTTCCTGCTTGTCTTCGGGCTCATGACTTCCCTCAACCTGCTGGCTTTCTTCTGTCTCTTGAGTAGTTTCGATTGCGTTGGATTCCGGATCTTGAGGTGTGACCTCTACTTCTTCACTATTTTGATCTTCTTCCATTTACATTCCTTTTTGTGTTGGCGAAACACGATTGCAGCCATAAATACTCGCTGTTTTGCTCCTAGATCTAGTTATGAGCAGGGTTGCGGAAACCTTGGTCTTAATCTACTACAATATGTAAATTAAAAATACAATTTTATAGGTGTATTGAAAATATTATAGACATAAAACCAATACGGTTGTTATGGTAAGACTCGAAACTAGGTAGTCTTACCGATTCAAAAACACCCGAGGCCTTGCACGGCTTCGGGTGTTTGCATTTAAGGATCCCTTACAATAAATTAAATTCCGACTAAAGAAACTTTAGGATCATTTTTAGATGTGCAATCTTTATCTTTCTTGAACTTGTTTGGTATCCAGAAAAACCCTGTCTTTTGCTCTGCTTCCATAGACTTCGCATCCATCTGTAGAGACGTACAATAGTTGACATAAGCCTTCTTGTATCCACTGATAACCTTCTCAGTGTACCCTTCCACTTGGCTACTGGTCATAGATACTTTGATAAATCCAAAGTTTGTTAGATTGCCCGTTGCCCAACTACGAATATTGCTGATGTATTCATGAGGATACTGGAGTTCATTCGATAGGATGTTAAGAAATTCGGAGTG